GCACCATCTGTACAGTGATGTTGGTGCGCCAAGCCAGTTGTTCAGCTTCATCGAGATGCCCTCGGCTAGTATCAACTCTGGTAATTTCCGAGTCGTACCCCTCACGCCAAAGGGCGACGAGATGTTCTCCCAAGACTGGCCGGGGATATATCATAATGGTGGGAGCGTAGTTTCATTCGTTGACTCTCATGTTGAATTTAAGAGGTGGCTTGAGGAGGATACAAAAAACATTCCGCTGGGAGCCGGTTCACCAACCTCAATGGACAGTCGCGTGGTTTCACCTGACAACCGTGATCTGGCTTGGCTCCGAGATCGTGCCACGGTTCCAGACCCGAATACGCACAAGTGGTTCAATTTCATGGGCGGGATCGGGCGATACCACCGTGACGGCAATGTACGCATAGTTAACGACAAGAAGTATGTTTCTTGGGCGTGGTTTTGGAATAGTTCATGGTAGGACGATGAGTTGGTTGGATGACATAAAAGTGGCACTCGCCTCCGTCACGGGATTGGGTAACTGGCTTGTGGATATTGATATGATTTTGAAGATCGGCATTAGTGCGGCGAGCTTGGTGTACATAATTTTGAAGATTCGACAGTTGATAAACAGATGAAGAAGATTAAATATATTGTTATCGGGGCACTGCTGCTGACTGCGGCGACTGCCAATGCTGGTGATCTGTTTGGTGCGGGGTGGAAACCCAAGCCATCCATCACCCTGTTTGGGCAGAAGATCACTTGGCCCTTACCGTCCTTATGTTTGGGAGCGAAGGCAGGGGTGCTGCCAGATGCGGGAATCTCCCCCGATGGAGTCAACATAAAGATTCCTTATCTTTCGGTGGACATACCATTCCCAAGTCTCACGGTGAAAGCTGGAACCAACACTGTTGAGTTGAAGCTGGGTGCGGTGGAGAGAAACAAATCGGAATAGGTTATGTGGAAAAGCAAAACAGTTTATGTCGGTCTGGCAGCGGTAATCACGGCGATTGGAAGTTTCATGGCAGCGGAGATTTCGGTGGCAGAGATGTTGCAGATTTCTGTGACGGCGGTGTTGGCAATCTTTCTGCGGCACGGCATTAAGAAAAGCGAGGTTGCAGCAGATGCAGCAGCAGAAGCGGCAAGCACGGTTCTTCCTGTTAAGAAGAAGAAAGCAACCGGCTAAATGGGAATCATCAGCGCAATTGTAGCGTTGTTAAAAGCCGTCCCGTCACTGGAACGGCTTTTTTTGAAGATAGCAGATGGAGTTAGAGAGGCAAAAGCGAAGGCGAGGTTTGATGCGAAACTGTCAGGCATTGACATTGCTATTGCTGCTGCTCGCACTGACGGGGTGCGGGACGGTGCGGGAGTTGAATGGAGTGAAGGAGTTGACCGCGCACCCGCAGTTCCCGAAGGCGTCACAATCCGCGCCAGAGTGGACGAGGGCGGCGTTGAGGAAAGTCGCGGAACTGGAATATGAGATAGAGCGAAACTGATGCCAGCAAATGATCCAATCATAGACGGTGACACTCACTTTGTGGGAGTGAATATGCGTCTTGATCCCGGCCAATTGAAGCCGGGGTTTTGTGCGTCTGCGAAGAACAAGAGGTTTGTGAACGGCAAAGCCTCCACCCGCCCCGGCATCAAAAAGATGCCTTGGACAAACAAGGCCGCGGATGCGTGGATAGAGAAGGATGATGCTGGTGTAGCCAAGACGTATACCGCTGGAGACATTGTCACATATAGCGGACTAGCTTCGGTGGTAAGCGGCACAGAGGATGAGGTAACGGGTGGCACGGGAACGATCTCCTTGCAGTACGCCTCTCCCCCCAGCTTAAGTGATGGAGACTTCAATGATTCCAGCTCATCGTCTTGGAACTTTACAGGGGGGTGGAGCAGGACGCTTATAGAGGTTGATGTGAATGGGACGTTTTCGATAGGGGACTTCACCTCATCTGGTATGACCGTGACAGCCCTCGAGGCAACCATCCCTTCAGCAACCGCAATCACCTTCTCTAACGGCGCTGTGTTCACCACAAGCGCAATAGCTCTTTCGGGGGCAACAACTTTGTACGGCACTTTAACCGTTGATGATCTTATAGGGGTATACACAGGCAACTATGGAAACTACAGCGCCAAGCATACCTCAGGGGATACTGCTGAAAACATATATCAAGACGTAGACGCACTATTGGGCTGTTCGTACACCGTCACCTACGAGGTTTCCAACTGGTCAGCGGGAAACATTCAATCACTAATAAGTGGCTCAAGCCGAGGCGCCTTGAACGTCCACCCCGGCGTTGCACATTCTTACGCCACGTTCACTGACACGATAGTTTCCCAAGGGGAAAACCCAGACCGCTTATACATCCAAGCGTTGAGCGGTTTTAGGGGTAGGGTGGACAATGTCACCATCACGGCAACAAGCCTTCCCGGCAGGGTGGATGTTCTTAATCCATTTGACCAAGGCGGCGTAGGTGGGTGGAGAGCAACTGGCCCGTCTAGCAACAACTCAAAAGACGCCGCTGACAGCACCAAGATTTCTGGGCCTTTTTTTAAGTCACTGACAACCAATTCCAATCAGCCGCCACTGCAAGCCTATGTCCCTGCGATTGGGGGTTCTCTCCCGAGCACAGCAACCAGCACCGTCGATAGCACTCCAGATTGGCTCAACCTTGAGCACCGCACTTACGGCTACGGCACGGTGTATGGTGTGGGTATATTCCGAGACCCACTCTCCACCGAGTATGTTTTGGTAGCGGCCTCAGACGGGGTGTACGCGACTAAAGAGGGCAACCCATCGACAAGGCTCCCCGGTCAGTCGAGCTTCAGTGCGGATGTTGACTTCGTGCAGTGCTTCAATGTGGTTGTGATGTTTAGGGGCGCCGACCTCGAGCCGTTGGTGATGGAGAGGCTGGATACCGGCTTTGTTTCGATCAGCAAAGCTGTCAGCGACACTGACATTGACGAGAACGACAGTGACGGCACCGAGCCCATCCCCAACGCTGCTACTGGCCTGTTCTTCTCCAATCGGCTTTTGATCCCGTACAACAAGGACATGGTAGCCGCCTCAGACTTTCTTAACTACACAGCCTACGCTCCTATCATGTCCAACTTCAGGATCAATCAGGGGAGCGAGGATGAGCTTGTGGCATTGGTGCGGATCAACAACTCAACGATTGCCTGCTTCAAGACAAACTCAATTTACATAGTCAGCAACATCTACGGCAACTTGACTGACATAACGCTGGACGAGGTTACGCGGGAGTACGGTGTGGTTGGCAGAAGATCCATCGTGCAGATTGGCAACGATGTCATCTTCCTCTCGAGCAAGAAGGGCATCACCTCCTTGGGCGTAGCAGCCAACGGCAAGGTGAGTGCGGTTGATGTTCCGCTGTCGGAACCCATTCAGCCACTCATCGACAGGATCAACTGGAACTACGCAAGTGGCGCCGCAGCGGCATACCACAACAACCGTCTATACATGGCAGTGCCACTTGATAATTCCGACTATAACAATGCGATTCTGGTTTACGACTACCTAGCAGGCGGCTGGGCTGGGTATGACACTGGGGATGCGATCAAGGTCAAGGATTTCCTCGAGACAACGCACCAAGGCAAGCGCAGGCTGTTCTTCCTCGACACAGACGGCTTCATAAGCCTATACGATGATGACCTGACAGAGTGCGGCTTTGTGGATGAGAAGCCGCAATCAACCGTCTCTTCTCATGCTGACTTCGGCAAGATTGAGCCCGTACAGATCAGCGACGAGGTTGTGACTAGGGGCTACACTGCTGGTGATATAAGCTCGAAGAAGTGGAAAAGCGCAGAGGTGCAGTTGGCAACAAACGACCCCGACTTCACCGTCAACGCTCAGTTCGACGGCCCAGAAGAGGACGGGCTGGAGCTAACCCCGGTAGGAGGGCAGACCTTCAGCAGAACAGGCTATGATAGACCATTCGACAAGGCCGACTATGTTGAGTCGATGGCTAGTGATGACTTTATGACCAAGTACAGGCAGGATTACAGTGTGAAGCTGTTAAAGCCTGTGGACGAACTGGTGGCTGGAGAAGTCAATGGGGTAGATATTATTCTGCCAGATGGGATTGGTGTGGGTGACAATGTTGGCTTCGACCCCGACCTACACCAGCAATCCCAGAACAGGTACAGGTATAGGGGTGAGGGAAGGTATGTACAACTGAAAGTGGCAAACACAAACGGCAGAGCCGAGCTGGTTGGCGCCAAAGTGGGGGCGCTCCCCGGCCAGAATTTAACTACTAAAACGATATGAGCTTAACTGTAACAGTCCAGAAAGGACATGACTTTTCGAGTGGCAACATAACACGGGCCACACTAAACGCTGGAGCCGTACCAACGGTAGCCGTCACTGGCTCCGTAAGCACAACAGAGCTTGTTGACGGGGGGGTGACCGCAGACAAGCTGTCAACGGATGCGGTGTCGAACGCAAAGATTCTCGACGGGGCGGTGACAGAAACCAAGCTGGGCGCTGCCTCAGTGGTGCTGGGGAAACTTGGCCCCGCTTCAGTTGTAGCCTCCAACATTCTGGTTCTAAAAAACGCTACCCTGCCAGCTAACGCAAACATAATCGCTGGGCTCACTGAGATCACGGGGGATGTTGCGGTTGACGATTACTTGATGGTACACGACACCAGCGCAACAGGCGATGATGCCGAGCAACTTTTCAAGGCCAAGGTTAGTGCGGTGCAGAAAGTTGGCACAACGGAATATGTTATGTCAGCACAGGATACGGCAGGGGGGCCAACCATGGGAGGGTCAGGGACTGCGCTCACGGTTGCTATTGACATGGACGGCTCACCTTTCCAGACGCTAGTTCTAGTGGGTGGGAGCACTTACACGTTTTCGAGTCTTGCCAATCGATCAGGGACTGCGGTTAAAACTGTTACGCTAAAATTAACGCACTCCGGCTCTGGCGCGGCGAATCTTGCGGGGCACACTAATTGGAACTGGCCAGAGAGAGAATCGGGGCATCCCACTAGCCTTCCCGCAAGTAAAGTGGCTCTTTTGTCGCTGACATCTTTTGGCACTGCGGACGGTGATGTAATGGCCGCTTATGCTGTAACGGTATAATGTTAGGAAGAAGGACATCCTTAATTGCGTTAATTTACGAGCCTGATGTGGCTCCATTCGCGTTTGCGTCAAGTTACAGCAGGGGGGTGGTTGGTGCTTCGGGGTATATGATTGGGTATGTCTACAGGGGCAACAACACATTCACCTCTAGCACCGTTGTTTGGGAAAAGAGCGTAGACGATGGGGAAACTTTTACGACAGTTGCTGCTGGGGGAGACAACGCAATCACCTACACGGACATAGTTGTTTATGGGGCTTCCAGCTCGAGGTATAGAGGCAAGACGGTTCTGACAATAGCCAACCTTGAAAACAGTGACTACGGTTTATACAGGATAAAAGCTATAGATGGCTCCAGCGGGGATACGTTGACCTCTTACAGTTTAAACTTTGACTTCAGCAACCCAGCGTAATGCCCTCGACCACTGACATCTCCCCACTCTCGATTACTGACGGCAAGATCAGTAACGAGGCGAGGATTGCCCACGCCAAGTTGGCAAAGGCTACGGAGGGTCAGATACTTGTTGCACAACCCAACGGCAAGTTCGCCGCAAAAACATTGGCAGGGGATGTGACGCTAACCGCGGACGGCAGCACCACAAGCAATGTGGCCGTATCCGCAGACGGCACAACCGTAGTAACGGGAGCCACAGGCGCGAAAGGCGACACGGGCAGCACAGGCAGTCAGGGAGCCACAGGCGCCACAGGTGGTGCTGGAGCAGATGGGAGTGACGGTGCAGATGGTACTAACGGCACTAACGGCACAGATGGGAGTGACGGCACAGACGGTACAGATG